ACCATATCAGCAGAAGCACAGCCTGATAAGATGCTAGTCAAGATGCCACTTGAAACAGCACAGATGTTATGCACAGCACATAGAGTTTTAGATGGTGATGAGTATGCAGATGCTAATGGTTTGTACAAAGAAGCATACAAGAATCATCCATGTACTATATGGGCTAGAGAATCTAGCTCTAACTACTCGTGGTTATACAAACACTTCCTAGCATTAGGACTTGAGTATGAGTATAGGTATGGTAGGAAACATGCAAGTGTGGTCAAGCTAGAAGAACCATTGAGTAAGATGCCTGACAACATTACACACACAAGACTGACACCACTAGCACAGGCTATGCCTGAGGAGTATAAGAATGAGGATGCTATCATTGCTTATCGTGATTACTGCATTAACGAAAAACAATATGCCAAATGGGAACGCAATAGAGCTAAGCCTACTTGGTGGACAACACAGGAGGTTGCATGAATTATATATACGAAAGGATGATGGCTGAAGGCGAGACAGCTATTTTTGATAGAGATGAACTAAGAAAGTTTGAAGATTATGTAGCTGAAAACTACACAGAATTTTACGAAAGCAAAGCAGGATATGAAATAGAAAAGCAAGGAGAAGAGTTCCTTGTTACTCTGTTTAAAAATCCTGTGATATCAATGGAAGATATTTTGCTTGACATTCGAGATTGATTCTGTTATACTGTGTATCACAATGAGTAACCAAACATATCAAGCCCTCTATCTCCAATTGAACAGATGGTTTGGTGCAGCTAATGCTGTAGCTTCTAGGGTAGCTACTCACAACCCTTCCAACTTCACAACAACGCTATAAAGGAGGAAACGCATATGGCAATATTAGAAGGAACTGCGTATTGGGCAAGTATAACTACCCCTAATACGACATTTGAACCCGTGTACACAGTCAACTTAGTAGTTGATGATGAGACTGCAAATGACTTTGCATCTCGTGGGCACAAAATAAAGCAGATGGATGAAGGTCCGGCTTTAATTATCAAACGAAAAGTAAATGGTCCTAACGGAATGGTTAGACCTGCACCTCGTTTGATGAATAATGATAAGCAGGAAGTCACAACTGCTGTTGGTAATGGATCGAAGATTAAAGTCCAGTACAACGAATACAGTGGCGAAGGTAAGTTTGGTCCTTATCAAGGATTAGATTTACAGGCAGTAATGATTACCGATCTTGTGCCTTACAAGAATGGTGATGGTGATGAGTTCTTATCTGATGGAGAAGAATTCTAATGATTATTACTATTAACAATGACGATGGTACTACTAACTTTGATGTCAATAAAATTAGTGATGATGCTGTAAAGCAAGAGTCAACTGTTATTGTACAAAAGGTTGGTACGTTACAGGTAGTTATTGAAGCCTTAGACTTTGCTAGTCGTACCCACAGAGCTAACTTAGAAGAGTTACTCAAAGGTAGAGACGAAGCTATAGTCGAACCAGCCGAAGAGACTGACGAAGAATCTTCAAAATAAATAACTCGGCTAGGTGTAAAAGCCTAGCCACTTTTCTAAAGGAGATAGAATGCAAGAACAAAGTAAATTTGTACGACACAAACTACCATGCCCATCATGTGGTGGGTCTGACCCTGTGTCTATGAACGAGGATAAGTCTGCTCATTGCTTTAGCTGTGAGACACACTTTCCTAATTATATTGATGCTTGTGATGGTAAAATTATGGACACAAATACTAAACCTAAAGTTAGTAATACGTTTTTAAACACATACAACGGTAGCTTTGGTCCTCTTACAGACAGATGTATTTCTGAAGAGACAGCTAAAAAGTATGGCGTAAGACGTGTCGTAAGTGCAGACAATAAAGTTGCTCAACACATTTATCCATTCTTCAATGGTAACGAAGTAGTGGGAACTAAAACTAGGTTTGTTGACAATAAGAACTTTGCATTTGCAGGAACTTATGAAGGCACTGGTTTGTTTGGTGAACAACTGTTTAGAAATACAGGTGGTAAATACTTAACAATCGTTGAAGGTGAATGTGATGCCATGGCTGCTTATGAATTGATGCAGTCAAAGTGGGCATGTGTTTCGTTGAAGCGTGGTGCATCGGGTGCTGTTAAAGATATCCGAGAAAGCATTGAGTTTGTTGAGTCGTTTGAAAATGTAGTAATATGTTTTGATAACGACAAAGCAGGTCAGGAAGCAGCAATGAAAGTTGCTCGTATATTAAAACCCGGTAAAGCTAAAATAGTTTCACTGCCTACAGGATGTAAAGATGCTAACGACATGCTTCGACAGAAAAAGTTTCAAGCATTCATGTCTGCATGGTGGGAAGCTAGGACATATACTCCATCAGGTATTATAGATTTATCCACTCAAAAATCTGAGTGGTTACATAGAGAGACTAAGGAAAGTATTGCCTATCCTTGGGAAGGTCTCAACAAGAAACTATATGGTATGCGTAAAGGTGAGCTTGTAACTCTTACAGGTGGGACAGGACTAGGAAAGTCTAGTGTTACTCGTGAGCTAGAACATTGGCTGATCAAGAACACAGAAGACAACGTAGGTATTGTAGCTCTTGAAGAGAACTGGTTAAGGACTGCTGATGGTATTATATCCATTGAAGCTAATGACAGAGTGTATCTTAATGAGAGACGAGAGCAATACAGTGAAGAACAACTGACTGCTTTATTTGATAAGGTTATACCTAAAGGTCGTGTGTTTATCCATGCTCATCTTGGTGCTACTGATATTGATGAAATATTTTCTAAGCTTAGATACATTATCGTAGGCTGTGAATGTAAATGGGTTGTGGTAGATCACTTACATATGTTAGTTAATGTATTGGCTGAAGGTGATGAAAGACGAGGTATTGATTGTTTAATGAATAGGTTACGCAGTCTTGTTGAAGAGACTGGTGTAGGCATGATACTTGTATCTCACTTACGTAGAGCATCAGGTGATAAAGGACATGAACAAGGTATTGAAGTATCTCTTTCTCATCTTAAAGGTTCTCAAGGTATAGCACAACTATCTGATTGTGTGATTGCACTAGAACGTAATCAACAATCTGAAAACGAAGACGAAGCTAACACCACAAAGGTTCGTGTACTTAAATCAAGATACACAGGTGATACTGGACTGGCATGTAGCCTACGCTATAACAATGAAACCGGTAGACTATTTGAAGTCACCGAGGAGGAAACATTTGACAACACAGAATTCTAAAATTATATTTGATATAGAGTGTGATGGTCTCAAACCAACTAAGCTACATTGTATTGTAGCCAAAGAAGTTGGTGGGGAAGTGCATGAGTTTACACCCGACAGACTTGCAGAAGGTATAGCATTTCTTAGTAATGCCGGTACATTAATCGGACATAATATTTTACGCTTTGATCTAGATGTTATTAAGAAACTAACTGGTGTAGATTTATATCACAAGAACATTGAAGATACTCTTGTTATGTCTAGGTTGTTTAAACCTATCCGAGAAAACGGACACAGTTTAAAGACATGGGGTTATCGTGTCAACTTTGCAAAGCAAGAACAACCTTTAGACTTTGATGAGTATACACCACAGATGCTAGAGTATTGTGTCAATGATGTTAAATTAAATGAATTAGTTTACTATGCATTGCTTCAAGAACAAGTAGGGTTTAGTCAACAATCAATTGATCTTGAACACAGGGTTGCTCGGATAATGTCTGACCAAGAAAACAACGGGTTCAAGTTTGATGAACGACAGGCTACAACTTTACTTGCCGAACTTAAAACTAAAATGAATGAAGTAGTTGAAGAAGTTCAACGAACATTCAAACCTAGAATGGTTGATGTAAAACTGATTGTACCTAAGTTTAAAAAAGATGGTGAGTTATCTAAGTCAGGATTACGACCTGAAGAATATGATAACTGTATAGCTACAAAAAACTACAAACCATTCATGCGACAAGAACTTAAAGAGTTTAACTTAGGTAGTCGTAAACAGATTGGTGAGTATCTTGTTGAGGTAGGTTGGAAACCTAAACGTTTTACACCTACAGGTCAGCCGATTGTAGACGAGGGCACACTTAAAAAGATTACCCACATACATGAAGCCAAACTAATAGCTGACTTCCTACTGTATCAAAAGCGTATAGCTCAGATACAATCATGGTTGGATGCACTAGAAGATGATGGTAGAGTACATGGTTCAGTCATTCCTAACGGAACTATTACTGGTCGTATGTCCCACAATCATCCTAACATGGCTCAGATACCAGCAGTATACAGTCCATTTGGTAAAGAATGTAGAGCTTGTTGGACTGTAGATGAAGGGAATGTTCTGCTTGGAGTTGATGCTTCAGGATTAGAACTTAGAATGTTAGCACACTATATGAACGATGAGGAGTACATACATGAAGTGGTCAACGGAGACATACACACAACTAATCAAAAACTTGCAGGACTTGAATCAAGAGATACAGCAAAGACTTTCATCTATGCCCTCGTATACGGAGCAGGAGATGAAAAGATTGGGAGTGTGGTTGGAGGATCAAGAAAGCAGGGTAAAGAACTTAAGCAACGCTTTCTCGATAATCTCCCCACATTTAAAACTCTTAAGGACAAAGTACAAGGAGCTGCAAAACGAGGATACTTAATGGGTATAGATGGTCGTAAGATTTATATACGACACGAACATGCTGCATTAAATAGTTTACTACAGGGTGGTGGTGCTATTGTAATGAAGAAAGCATTAGAGATACTTGAAGCAAGACTTAAAATAACTGGTGTACCACATAAGTTTGTAGCTAACATTCATGACGAATGGCAGATTGAAGTACCAAAATGTAATGCTAACAAGGTAGGACAACTTGCAGTGGATAGTTTAAAACAGGCAGGAGAACATTTTAATATGAGATGTCCTCTTGATGGTGAATATAAAATAGGAGGAGATTGGAGTGAAACACACTAATAAATTTTGTACATCATGTAACACAAACAAACCTGTTAAAGATTGGTATAAAAACAAAACACAAACAGATGGGCTAGATGTTGTTTGTAAATCTTGTAGAAAAAATTACAATAGCAAAAGGACTCCTGAAGATCATTTGAAATACAGCCCTATTAATAATCCACTTAGAATGTTTGTTAATGGTAAGTACGTATCAAAAACACACCCACTTTACAAACCCGGACGTTATAAAACTTTTGAAGGAGCAGCTTTTTCATCTTTATCCAATTATGAAAAGTCAACTAAAGGTCATGTTTATCTTATAACAAATCCTGCATGGAAGGGTTGGGTTAAAGTTGGTATGGCTGTGGATGCTGACGATAGATGTAATCAATATCAAACATCTTCTCCTATGAGAGATTATAAATTGGAATATAAAAAACAATTTAATCATAGAAGAACTGCTGAAGCACAAGCACATAAATTATGTGGTAAAAAAGCTTTACAAAAAAATGGTGAATGGTTTAAAATAAATATAAAAGATGCTATCAATTTAATTGAAAGTATAACAGAGGAACAAAATGAAAAAGAAACAGCTTGACAACTTGGTGACGGACAACTATAATAAGTTTAAGTCTGAATCGGGACACTGGTATACCCAAGAGGGTGAGCCTATGTATACTATCATAGGTGCTAATGGTAAAGAAAGAAACACTACACTCAGAGATGCTAAGTCTTTAGGGTTAGTTCCGTCTGTAACAACCATCATGGGTATAATAGCCAAGCCATCTTTAGAGACTTGGAAACAAAAACAATTACTTAATTCTTTCCTAACTTTAGAACAAGGAGAGGACGAAACGATTGAGTCTTTTTATTACAGATGCCAAACAGATTCTAAACAAGTAGGTATCCAAGCTGCCCAGCAAGGGACAAAGATACATGGTATGATTGAGAAAGGATTCTTAGGTAAAACTAAAACTAAACCTTACAAAGCAATCAAGCAATACTTAGACGAAACTTTTCCAAATGAAGAGTGGATAGCAGAAGATTCTTTCTGTGCCGATTCAGGCTATGGTGGTAAGATAGACTTGTATTCTAAGTCAGGAATATTTATAGACTTTAAAACAAAAGATAATCTTAAAGGTAAAGACCCATCTAAGTTAGTGTTTGATGAACATGGAATGCAGTTGTCAGCATATGCTCAAGGTTGTGGCTTTGATGATGTAGAACGAGTATCTATTTTTGTGGACAGAAAAGATACAGGTCTTATAGTTCCATTTGTTTGGGATAAAGAATCACATACGAAACACTTAGGAATGTTTAATGCTATGCTAACTTACTGGAAACTATCAAAAAACTATGACTCGTCTGTATTATAATGGTAGGATTTAGAAAACCTCGTAAACCAAGACCTAAAAAAACAGGTGTACCTAAAGGTTACGATAGTTTATGGGAAGTTAAACTACATGAGACAGTTCTTAAAGATTGGGAACATCATTGGGAACTATATGATTACATTGTTAAACATAAATACGAGCCAGACTTTGTTAAAGTAATTGATGGTAAAACTATTTTACTTGAAGCTAAAGGTAGGTTTTGGGACTACCCTGAGTATAGTAAGTACATACATATTAGAACAGCACTACCAAAAGATACTGAGTTAGTGTTTTTATTTCAAAAACCTTATGCCCCTATGCCGGGAGCTAAAATGAGAAAGGACAGAACAAAACGAACCCATGCTGAATGGGCTGAGAAAAACAATTTTAGGTGGTATAGTGAAGACACACTACCTATGGAATGGAGTAACTATGGATTATAAATTTAATGAACGCAGA